TGGAATGTGTCAATCTCGTTATAAAAAAAAGATAACTTAACAAACTCACCCTCAGTTAATCCGTGAGGAGCAATACATTGGAATTGAATAATACTATTTCCATTCTGAGTTGAATTGTTAATAACAAATGGAATACCTTCTGAGGCAATCCAACTTCCATTTGCATTATTTAATGAATACTCCAATCGTTTAGTATAATCGTTTGAATATGGATAACTAATATAATAAGTCCAATTATATGTGTAAGCACTCTTTGCTTTGTATGAAATATGTTGGTCTTTAACATCAGGTCTATAAAAATCAAATTCATAATATTGTGGTAACCCATACCAAAAACGAGATTGCATAGACGAAATTGGGTCTACATAATATAAATTATATTGAAATGGTAAGTAATTTGTTGTACCACTAAGTGTATTGGCATATAAATATGTTAACTTAAATGTTGGTCTAAATACCGTACACGTCTGTCTTTCATTATCAAAAACTTGTTCTAAGTTAATACTAGCACTTCTATCAAACTCAGTCAGTAATCGAGTTTTTTGATTTAACGAAATATCAATATCTTGGTCTACAGCAGGTGCCGACTTATATTGTTGACTACTTGGTATGATTGTATACTTATTCACTTATTGAGTATTTTGTTTTAAATTTATCTAAAGCCGTCTGTCCTTTAGTTACACCAAAATAAAATTGGAATGGTGCTCCAACAGTAAATTTACTATTAGAACCATTTAATTCTGACGAGTAATTACCTGTAAGACCAGATAAACTAAAAATATATCCTCTAGCGCTTGTTTCTCCAGAAACCGTATTTAAATCAATATTACTACTGTAAAAGTATGTAGGAGCAACATCATTTATTCTGTCTTGAGATTGATAAGCTTTACCTTGAACAATATCATCTTCCTTTGTTGCCCAATTATTTTTTTCACTTCCAAAAATATTATTAGTTCCACCCGTTAACTCCCACTGATAAAAAGGAACTATTTGTGATTTAATTCCATAGGTAAATGGATAATTATTTGAATTATCCGCAGTTCTAAAATTAATTCTACCAGGGGTAATATAATCTTTAATCTGTAAATCTTCAGTTGTGGATGAAAACCAAACAGCAATTAATGGATTATTAGGAGTTCCCAAAATTTGAACGGACTTAGAATTTTCACTATAAAATTCTTGAGAGAATCCAATTACACCAACTTCAGAATTAATAGATAATAGTTGAGCCAAATCACCATCAATTCTTCTTTTTGATGGGTCCCCCTCATTTCTAGAAAATAATTGATTTAATGAATTATCACCAGAAGAAATTATTCTTTGTAAGAAATTCTCATCAGTTATTCTTGAAATGACAAATAAATTAATTAAGTCTGACGTATCATTATAGCTAGTTGGATTTATACTTGGTATAACATATCCTTTTGTTGATGGGTCAAAAGTTATTTCAGAATAAAAATAATCTTTCATGCCTAAATTCATTATTGTTGTTGGAAATAACAAGTTTCTTACATTTACCCCACCAGTTCCGGTACCACCATTAATACCAACAAATTCTGTATTATTCCAAGGACTACTTCTGTAGTAAAAATTATTAGTTGTACTATCAAAATAAACTAAATTTTCGCAATACTCTGGTGGTTTTGGTTTATTATTTTTATCATACTTGGTATTAACTTGAATTGGAAACGCAAATAAGGAACCGTTAATCCAATTATTTGTAAATGATTGTGACAAAACTCCTCTACAAAGACCATAAAAAAATCTAAATCTATAAGCCCATTCACTAAATAATGTAATATCATCACGGAGTCCAAAGAATATATTTTCAAAAAATAAATAACAACCTTGAACAACTTGGTCACTTGTAGCACAATTTTGATTAACTTTAAAATCAGAACCAAATCCTTGGTAACAACTTAATCCAACCATATTTTCACAAGTAAATGTGTCGGCAACAGTAACACTATTTGGAAGTCCCTCTATTTCAGCAGTAACAATACTTGCACCTGTACTATATCTTGGTCCGTTAAAAGTCTCAAATTTAGCGTCTATACCGTAGATTGCAAAATTTAAATTTTGTTGTAATAAAGCGCAACCATATCCAAACGAGAAACCATCCAAACTATCGGAACTAGGTAATCTATCGGTTCTCATAACGTTTAAATTTCTATTACTCATTAACGTTGGTCTTGACTTCCCTCCATAATTCGGAAGTTCAACAGGTGTAGAATAATTAGAAGGTATAACAGTATATCCATAAGCCCCTCCAACAGTATTACCATATAACTTAATTATCATATTTCCAAGACCGGATAATTCTTCACCATTATTATATTTTCCAGGTTTAATATCAATAGAATATAATGCGTTTGCCTCACTAGTAAAAACCCCTTTGATATTAGTTCCTGAAATAAATGGATATGTTACAGTACTAGGAAAATTTGGAGCATCACGACTATAAGTGTTTATAGAATCCTTACTTCCATAATATCCCGTACTTGTTGATGAGTATCCAGAATATGTATACCCCGGTGTTGTATTACCAACGATACCCGGTTCAAAGAAATAAGAAGAATAAAACATATCTGTCTGTCCTGTAAAATGTTGAACAGCAATTTTATTATTTATTGGTAATTTTTGTATTGGTATGTTTAATCTTGTTTTAGTTTTAACAATAAAATTCTTATCTTTAAGAACATCACCAAAAGCTATCTTACCGAATATTTTACTTAAATCATATTCAGTTTCATATAACGGAGAATATGGGTCAACACCTCTTTGAAAAATAACAATGTATTGGTCTCCAAAATCTTGGTAGGCATCAAATAATGAAAAATCAAACGTGACGCCCCCATCCGACCAATCACTTCCAGGTCCCGCTGTTTGACCGAACCAATTAATCACCGTTTTATTACTAAGAATACCCGGAAAACTATTTTGATTATTAACATTAACTTTTGACTTTTTCCATAGGGTAACCGCATCTGATACTGTAATAGCCGTTACAACTTGAAAATATTCTCTATCTGACGCAAATTCATAATTTGTTATTGTTGAGCCAGTTGGTAAAGTATATTGTACTATTTTTTCAGTTATTTGAGTGTCAGCATAAACAACATTAACCGTTGTTGTTCCACTAACATAACCCTTCGTATTACCACTAATACCACCTAAAGTAAATCCTGAATACGCCCAGTTAACATCTGAACTTGTTGCAGGACTAACAAAGGTAACTAAATCACCTGAAGTAAACCCATCATTACTTAAAACCGTTAGTGTGTTGTCGTATTGAAATTTACCAATATTTAGATTAGGTTCAACTGAAACTTTTATCTTATTAAGTCCCGTAAAATAATTGTATCTACCATTGAATATATTTATTCTTTCACCTAATGGTAATGTACCCGACACCGCAAATTTACTATAATTTTGATTTGGAATTACATATGGTTGAGATTGTGGAACTTTATAAATATTATTACCAATATTTGGGGGGTAAATTACAGAACTTCCGCCGATTGCATCACAAAAAGCATTAGAATTAAGTGTTTGTTCATCGGAAGAAGTTCCTGAAAAATATGATAAAAAATAATTAATATACGATTCACGACTAGAGGTATAACTTAAAAATCCTGTTCCCGAAACATTATATTGTCTTTGTGCTTGGTCTGTTATTGTTGTTTCACATTCACAAGCTTGACAATCAGGATATGTTATCATTGGTAATCTCATTGTTGTACTAAACTTATTACAATCAATATTCAAATCTCTACAAATAAATCCAAGAAAAGGAACACTACAAATTAAACATAAAGCCGCCTTAACCAATGCAAAAAGAAATAATAATAGATGTCCCGCCAATATTAAAAAAGGTCCTATTGCCTGAAATATTAATATTATGATTGAAAATAAGAAAAATAAAAAATCAAAGTTTCTAAATCCTTCATTGACGGGAAATTTATTATTTGTTGAAGCACAACTATCGTCATCAATCTCTTTAATACCAATAAACCTACCTTTACCACCTTTCTTATATTCATCAATTAATGACGCAACAGTATAAACCCTATTAAAATTAAATTCATAAAATGTATCCTCACAATTAACAATCTCATTAATTCGGTTATCGTAGGAACCATCATTTCTTCCAAATCCTTCAGTATATCCAGTCCAATTTAATCCAAAATAATACGAACTATGTTTTCTTATTTCAGGGTATTCTTTAATGTTTGGAACTAAATAATATGGTCTTCTTGTTTGTTCCGACGGAACATTAGCTTGTTGCCATTTAATTTTAAATCTATATTTTGATTTTGTTGGTATACCTATTGTTGGGTCATAAGATAATACTTTTTCTCCAAATTCATTTGTAATATAATAATCCAAATTCATAGGTAATTCCGTAACCCAAGCGCCATCACCATCAATAACATTACCCGCCTGTTCTAATTGATATACTTCTAATATCGGTAACCCATCACTATCAATATTAATTGTTTGTCTTAAAGCGAGAATTTGACCAGGTCCTGTTGTTAAATCACATAAATTACCCAAATTATCTTTAGGTCTACATCCAGGTCTAACTCTCATATTATCAGGACTTGAAAACATTGAACCCATAAACACAGCGGTTGGTTGAATATCAATATTGGCATTGTCTCTTAAATCAAAATCCGCTCTACTAACAGCAATTTGACAAATCGCAGGGTCACCCCATAACGGAGCAACATCAATTGTCTGTTGTATGTTTATAATTTGAGGTAATGAATTTAAATCTGTTGATGTGTTAAATTGATTACCAACAACTTGTGCTTCGGTAGCCAAACCCATCCTAATTAAATCCTGAGGTGTTAAAGAGAACTCACCGATATCAGATAGGTCAACATCCATAAATAAAGTTTGACCACCTAATGGAGCTCCCATTATCATATAGTCACCACTATCATTTGTTTTTGTTGTGTATTTGTAATACTTGTCGTAAATCTCAATAGCGGTACTACCCGTTAAAACATCTAATCTACCAGGTAATGTTCCTGTTGCGGCATGTTTAGAATATGATTTTTCGTAAGGTAATAGATTATATCTATAACCATCTTCATTTCTATCGTTTGGAGACTTATAAGGATATATACTTGAAATTAGAGGGTTTGATTCATCAATAGTATCAATAGGAATAAAAATAGACACTCGGGCATTTGGTAACCCCAAACCATTGTTAGCAGTAACCCTACCAACAACAACACCATAGTTTGCACAATTTCTTGTATAAATCTCTGATTGTTGAATTTTTAATGATAAAATTTCTAAAAACTCAAAATCTTGGTCTAATTCAATATTAATTGTTTTATTGATACCAAGCTCAGTTCTTATTCTATATGATTGACCCATCTAATGTCTTTAATTAATAAATAGTTTATGTGGAATTTTTAAAATGTACCCACACAATTTAATTATAAGTTAAAGTGTTTATAAATAAACCAGTTAAGAGAAAGTAACTGATTGGAAGTTTTTAACTGAAACTTTAATATCTTTAGTTGGATATCTAATTTGATAAACCTGTGAAGGTTGAGCAAAAATTGTATCATCAACCGTTGAAATAAGTTTTGTTTCAGCATCTGCATATGACATTGAGGTCTCCGCTGAAGAATACTGACCACCAACTTGGTTATATACATCTAATCCCGCAACGGTTAAAACACCATTTGTATTTTGAATTAAACTCTTTATCTCAGATAGATAAACGTTTTGTCCTAATTCTCTTGTTTGTGGATTAAAGTATGCCGAAATCTTATCAATAACACTTGAAATTACTTGTCCTGAGTTTTGTGCCGAATCTAAAACGATTGAAACCTCAACACCTAAGTCAATAACCTCAGCGGTAAAGATTGAAATATAATCATTCATCATTCGATAGTTTGATAAATAATTGGCAATATTTTGTCTTAAAGTATTTGATACAATATTAGTTAACTTACCTGAAGTATCGTAAGATAATATTTGAATTAAAATTTTATTATCATTTTCCGTTATTGATACCTTAGCAGGAGCTCCGAACTCTGCCGGCATGTTTCTAATCAACGACTCATAATCTTGAACGGTAACCGCTCTTTTTTGAGCTGAAAAGTTAAATGAAACGTAATTTCTAATTTCTTCTAATGAAGGAACACCAGCACCACCAACTGCGGCAGTTACGTTAGTACATCTTAAAGAGTTAACCACAGATGAGTTTGTTGCCTCTGATGGACCATTTACTGAGAATGATACAGTACCAATTTGAGTAATAACACTTGTTCCCAAGTTTGTTGACAATCCACCACCAACTCTATATTGAATGAACAATGTCGAATTAGGTGTTAATGTTGAACCTAATGAAATGTTATTAGAATATCTTTGTAAATCCAAAGTAACACCAAGTGTTGTAAATTGATTTAATTGGTCTTGAGCAGTATTAGTACCACCACCAAATGTCATCTTTTTAAATCCTTCAGGAGTATATTCTGTTATAAATCTATCTTGTGTTTGAATGTACTTACCAACTTTAATACCTGGTTGGTCAGAAACTTTGGTAGGGTCTTCAATAAAAACTCTATCTTCAGCCAACGCATCAACCTCATACCATCTATTCGATAAACCTAAAAATTCTGCGGTTGTTGGAATATTTGTATATTCTGTTCCACTTTTTAATAATACACTTGTAACACCAAGTACGTTCTTTTCAGGTAAAAATAATTCAAAGAATGGTTTAACATCATTCGCACCAATTACTCTTTTGAATACTTTAGTAATACCATTGACAACCATTTCTCGTTTTGTAATTGTATAATTTACAAGAACATTATTAGAGTTAAAGTTTGGTATTTTTAATCTATTAGGATAACCTTGAGAATTATATGGTGAAGCAAAATCAATATCATAAACGTTTTCAAATACAACACCAGCACCAGTTACTTGTGAACCTCTTAATAATGTTCCAAGATATCTTTCATCTTCCTTATCACCAAAGGCAGGAACCGTAACTGAAAAATCAACTAAAGCAACTGATGGTCTTTGACCCGGTAATTTTAAACCATAAGTTCTTGCAATATTATAAATTGAAGACCTTTGTTGAGCATATTGTAATACAGTTTCCTGAATACTTCTATCAATTTGATAGTTTAAGTTATCTGCAACGGCAGCATTTAAATCAAGGAAAACCGAGAACACCGAAGCATCATTAAAATCCTGAATTAATTCAGGGTAATACGTTTTTACGTAATTTAATAATTCAGTTCTTATTCCTTGGAAATCTCTGGTTGTGTACGATATTTTGTTATTTGCCATTTCTATTAAATATTGATAATCACAAAATCACTCTGAGCAAATGTTGAACCATTTGTAGAATAATCTAATCTTATTTTTGCAGTATATTCTGATGTTCCTTTACCAGGAAATCTATAAACCGAAGATTCACTAGTTCCTGCA